ATACCAATTTCCAAACCATCCTCTGTATTATGGTCATATTGGTTAAGGACTATCAGACGTATTCCAAAAGTGGTAAAATCCTTATAGTAATATGGATTTCCCTCTATATACTCACTACCACTAAGATTTGCCTTTGAAATATTAGGAGTAATATATTTCGCAACAAGGGCAGCAACATTTGCTGCACCACTTGCATCATGGTTTCCAATGACCGTCAAGAATGATTTCTCTGCGTTTGCAACAGCATTATTGTAATATGTTGTGTCATCAGTAGATACATTTCCAGCAATGTCTCCTAACATAATACCAGCATCAAAGTTTGGCATATAGTTAAGGTACTTTATCATTGATACCATATTATTTTCTGCTCCATGTACATCACCGCCAGCAAGCAGAGAGAAATTGCGATATGGCGAAGCATTCAGCCTTCTATGGTCACAGGAAGCAAAAACAACATCTTTTATATCTGCATTTTTGAAGATAATATCACCGATACCCTTGTCTATATTATCAAGTCTATACTCAGTAAGAGATGAGTATGAATTGGATGTTCTTGCATAGAAAGGATTTCCTAGTGAATCCTTGTCCAAGTTTGTTATATAAGATGCAATAATAATATAACCATCAGATGGTGCAGTCCATGTGCCAGAAATGTTTTGTCCACTTGGCTGCACGATGCTACTTGCAAGGACTAACGAAGATACATCTTTTGCAGTAAAGAACGCAATAGCAATAATACTGCTTCCAACACCCAAATGATAATCAACTTTATCTCCTGAAAGAACCCGAATCATATTGGTTCTTCTGAAATTGGGATTAGTAGCATATGTGCCATCAGTCTTGACGTATCCTATTTCACTCAAGTCATCAGGGAATCTGAATTGCCTGTATCTTTCTCTATCATCAAATTTAGCACTATTTGCATCTATCGTATCAACTCTTCTGTTTACATTATTTATTTCCCTGCTTACATTTTCTTGAATGTAATTTGAAAAATAGGCATACAATCCGGAATCATCGTATCTACTGTTGTACATGCTAATAATAACATATCCATCACTTTCAGCAGTCCAAACACCCTCAGTTTTGCTTGTCTTGGTAATACTCTTATCTGCAACATAAGTTGCATCATCAATAGCAGTATAGAAAGCAAGAAATGGAAGAGCCATACCTTCAGAAACAAGCCTATAATTGATAGTATCTCCTTGTTTCACCTTGATATACGGCGATATAGAGTAGTTCTGATTAGCTTCTATTAATCCATTAAGGAGTCTTTTGCCAATAATTCTGTCTCTATGAAAATCAAAGTATCTGGCCAGATACTTTGCATCAACACCTCCGCTCTTCACCAGATTATTAGAGCCAGCAGTAGGCTCATCATCCATACCCTGCCAATTAGTCACAGTAGTATTGAATGAATCACTCATCAACCTATACTGCACATACTTATTGTCAGAACTCTGTACAAATTTGATGCTCATGCCACCCTTCTGATAATCGGTTGGAATGGCAGCAAGAGCGGCAGACAGATCAACATATTGTGCAAGGGTGTGCGGGTTTTCTGTCGCATTAAGTTCGCTGACATCCAGAGCACCCATATTGTCAAACACACCACCACTTGTTACGAGGTTTTGGCTTGCCTTCTTTGGACGTGGATCAATGGCATTGTTATATGTTGCCATCAGAACCCACGTTGAGCCGTTCCACATATAGTCAGAATATGAGGTCGTTCCAGCGAGGCGGTAGATCACTCCCTGCTGCTGTCCTGTGCTTGGCAATGCGGTCACTGGTACTGGCTTGCTCTGCTGAAGGTCGTTGTAGAGCTGCTGAAGGTTGGCGATGTCTGTCTCATTCGTGCTTACACGACCACCGAGCGACGTGATGTTGCCCTCTGCCGTGGTTACTCTGGATGCGAGTGCAGTGAGATCGGCCTGGCTTGCCTTCAGATTGAGAGCGGCAGCAGAGGCGATGTCTGACGTTGTGAGCGTGACGGATGTAATCTTTCCATCCACCTGCTCGATGCTGAGAGTGACATGACCATCAGTACTAGTGACATTGTAGGAGATAGTCAGCACATCAAGCACCTGCACAATGTACGACTCCATAGCGGCGGTATCTACCAACTTGTTTGCCTGCGATGCAGCGTTCGGAATCTTCTGATTGATGGCGGTGATACTGCTTGTCAGCGTTCCAAGTTCGGTTGTGAGTTCGGCATTGGTAGGGAGTGCCCTTAACTTGGTAACGAGTGCCTGTGTGATACCGCTATTGATTGCGGCCCACTGGTCTGCCGTGAAGCCTGAATTGTTCAGGTCATATTCATATTCCCATGCCGTGCCGTTAAACTTGTAACGCTCAGTCTTGGCAATCTCCGTAGGCATTGCGTCGGAGGTCGGGATCTGAACAAAAGCATAGTCATTATTATCAGCTGTCAAGATGGCACCAGCAAGAGCCGTGGCAATCTGAGCGTGAGTGGCAGATGTCGTAAGTCCGAGATCATTTACCAGGTTATAAGTTCCTCTGAATGTAGCCGTGGCCGTGGCGATGCTCGAATTGACATACGCTTTGTCTGCCAACTTGTTCAGCGATGTAGCCGCCGACGGGATGAGAAGCAGGATGGCTTCGATGGCGGCAGAAAGACTGTCTATCTCGCTCTTTGTGGCCACCTTGTTTTCCGATGATGCGCTTTCTGGAATGACTGCTTCGATGGCATCGATGTCATCTGCATTCTGCTTTTCCGCTGCCTTGGCTCTGGCTTCCTCGGAGTCGATGTTCCCCTGAAGAGCCAGTTCAGCCGCCTTTGCGCGAGTCTCTTCGCTATCAATGTCTGACTGCAAACCAGCGAGCAGCGTTGTCAACTGTGCGTTGGTAGGCAGTGCTGCAAGTTTTGCCACGTCTCCGCTGGTGATGCCGCTGTTGATAGCCGCCCATTGCGCAGCGGTGAAACCTGAGTTATTGAGCTTATATTCAAATGCCCATGCCGTGCCGTTGAACTTGTATCGGTCGATTTCCTTGATCTCTGTCGGAGTCTCAGATGATGTCGGCACCTGGATGAAGCAATAGTCGTTATTATCAGCCGTCGAGATTGCACCGGCGAGAGCTGCGGCAATCTGCTGCTCTGTTGCAGTGACATTCAGGTGCAATTCGCTCACAAGATTATATGTGCCTCTGAAGGTAGCCGTAGCCGTGGCGACGGCATCAGCGACATATTCCTCGGTAGCCAACTTGTTCGATGACGATGCGCCAGATGGAATCTTTTCCTCGATGGCATCGATATCGTCGGCATTCTGCTTTTCTGCTGCCTTGGCGCGAGCTTCCTCTGCGTCGATATTATCTTGGAGCGTGCCCTCTGCATCCTGTGCGCGAGTTGCTTCAGCATCGATGTTACCTTGCAACGTCTGCTCTGCCTCCGTTGCGCGTTCTGTCTCAGCAGTCAGGTCTGACTGCATGGCGGCACCGTTCAGGATGTCCTGAACCTCTTGCCCTGATTGTTCCAGTCTGTAATCTTCCATATTCTTATTTTTTTATAAATTGCGTAAAACAAATAAATACCCTCCGTCAGATGTTCTGAACCTATTGCCTTCATTATCGGAGAGCCGTGCGTATCTCTCGGCGATGTCACTCTGCTCCGTGCGCTCATAGATGATCTCATGCTCACCTCCGCAAGCCGGACAGCGCAAGAACTGCGGGCACGGAGTTGTGACCACAAATGCGATGTACTGCTCGTCCACCTCTTGGCGCACGTCGTCAGGGCAGTCTGGGTCGAATATCTCCATCACCAGTCGTGCCTTTACGGGGCCTATCATCTTGGTCGTCGGAAATGAGAACACCCAGTGGCCGTCAAGATACTGAAATTCGCTCTTCTGGATGGTCAACTTCTGCCCCATCATGCCGTATATGATTTCAAGATAAAACGAGTTCTCCTCGAAGTTGAAATTCCACTTATCCGAGCGCACGAAATACTTGGCGCGCTCACCTTGCTGTATGATATTCTTTGTATCCATCTTACTCGTTTTCGTTTGGTTCGTTCTTCTTTGTCGCAAGCCGCATATAAGGCTTGATCAGGAAATCAAATGCGTAAGGCACTGGCGACATCTGCTGCGGGCTGACAGCCGTGCGCTGCATATAACTGGTATCTACCAGGATGAGCGTCGCCTGAATGATAGCGGCTGGGATAGGCATTTCCTCTGTGCCGAAATTTTCAACGATGTCGTCGTAGTCACGGCCGATAATATTCATAACCGTCTCCTCTGCCGCCACGCCGTAGAGCTGTAGCAGAGCATCCTCGCAATCGTAGTCGATACGGGAGTGCTGTTTAATGTACTCGATTGTCAACCATTTCATGATTCTTACTTTTGTCTTTACCATTCGGCAAAAATGCCGTCGGGGGTTTACCCCGACAAAAAATGGGGAGCCGCTGCTCCCCTGTCTAATCCAAACTAAAAATAATCACCTATGAAAAAAACTACTCATTACTTTAAATCAACTTGCGTTTTCGAGTGCGGTCACGCGGTCTTCAAGATCTTGTATGCGCTGCTCCAACTCTGCGACCTTTGCGTTATAGACAGTTATGGATACAAAATTACTTTCTACCCAGTATTGCGACACGCCACCGCCGCCACCTGTTCCACCACCGCTGCTATTGCCGCCGCTGCTGACGGAATACTTCGAGATATTTATATCTCTTTTAGCTACTCGCTTGAAATATTTTCTTGTTAACGTCTTGCTCATGTCTTAGATCTCCATTAATTTGACTTCAGAAATGCCGTCGCGCCAGTTGTGGCTGATGCTGACTGGGAAATATCTGCTACCTTCGAGCGTGATGATAGACTTGGGTGATGCCGCCACGCGCGAGTTCCAGAGTTGGAGCGTTAGTACCTGTCGTATGGTCGAGCCATAGGATGCAATCAGGTTGGCATTGTGCTGCTCCGGCTTTTGATACGATGATTTGTATGGGATGGTATCGATGACAGCCGTGTCGCTCATCAGCAGTCCGTAGCCCATCTCACAGCGCATCGTGTTGTCGCCTTCGGTCTTCACCTTGTCGGTCGTGAATATCGAGTCCACCGTCACCTCTTCGGGGAATGCGCCACCCGTAGCGGTGTAGTTCAGGTCGTTGGCTTCCGAGTCCTGTTGGCGACGCACGAATCCGATCTCGAAATCCTGCAAGGGGAAATAGCCGTTTTTTGTAAGCCCTACAGTTTCTGGAACAACATCGTTGATGGCGAAATAAATCTTACCTGACAGCGTGGTGGTGATGGCGATACCAGTACCCTCGTATTCGGTCTCGTTGATAGAGGTGCGCGTGTCCTCTATACCCTCGGTATCGCATTTCAATGTGAAGGTGCTGGCGGTTGTAGTCCATGCGCTTCCGTTCCAATAGTGGTTGCCAATTTTAAGAACGCAGTTTGCAATACATTCCCAGTTGGCATCAGATTTGCCGTTGATGAAGAGGATACCATCGCTCAGGATGTATGAAGCCTGCGACTCAAATACGATGAGCGGTGTCGAACTGTGGCGAGGGCCATAGTCTTCTGAGCGGAAGGCTTCGAGCATTGTAGTCCAGTTGTACTTCAACTTCGGTTCATTCATGTCGGTGTCGAAGATGGCGAGACGGCCATAACATTGCGGATTCCCCTCGACAGCCGACTCTACATAGGTCGAAATTTTGACCAGCGCATTCTCATAGTTGAGTGCCGAACGCTGAAGAATCCATGACTCGTTTGAGCCGATATTCTTCCAATGCTCACCGCGCGACGGAGTGTTGTTCCTATACTTTTTCAGCAGATTGTCATCGGGCAACTCGATGATGGTGTCGAAGGCATTGAGTTCTGAGTTGAATTTCACAGACTTGCAGCCAGGTATCCACTCTTCCGTGTGGTCGGTGCTGGCGAAGTCGGCATCTGCAAGTGTATGTGTCGAAAATGTCTCAAAAGTAGTCGATGAACCATTCGCAAGTTGTGCCATCGTGAACACTTGCACCACATCGTTTCTTTCGGAGTCTGTAATATTTGTGAACCAGATGCCGTCGCCATGTGTGCGACATGACCATCCGTAGAACTTGCACACCTCTTCAAGTATCTCCTGACAGTTGTAGGATGGCTTAAGTGTGCCGTCATCTTCGTCGAGAAAGTTCCTCCAGATGACGCGATACTGCAACCATGCCGACACATAGCCTGGGTTTCCACAATGGAAATAAGCCTTATAGGTCAGTCCTGAAAGTTTGCCGAATAGGTATTCGAGCAGCTGGCCGATGGTCACCGTGTCTCCGGGGCCTTGCACATCGACATTAAATGACTCCAAGACGGAGAGACCGCACACGATTGGCAGCTCAAAGTCTTCATAGATGGCTGGCCATGTCGTGCCGTAAGTTCCCGTCTGCACATAGCCTTGCCACACGATGGTTGTGCCCTTCTTTAATGTTACAGGCATAGCCGTGGCCGACGATGGGATCAGCTGTCGCCACGTCGTCTTATCCGTACACTTCAGTCTGATGTATCCGCTCTGCGTGCGTACTGGGATGAACATATCCGAGTCGCTGTCCTCGTCGGTCGATATAGGTTCGTCTGAGAGTGGCAGAGCCGCAGATGGAGTCACACCGTCGATGCGCAGGGTGAATGTCTCACCGTCGAGCGATATAAATGATTGCTGATATGCCATAGTCTTACTTTTTTATGATTGCGGCACAGCGAGTTCGCCAGTACCTTGAAATGAGAATGCACCTGTTGCGAGGTTGCCGCGCGTTGCGCTGATCTTGCAAGTCTTCAGGATGGCTTGCCCCTCGATGATGTTTGAGCCTGCGCGGTCGCGGAACTGAAGGGTGTAGGTGGTGCCTACGGTCAGCATCTTCGTGATGTCAGCACCAGCCAGCACCAGGAATCCCGTCGATACCGTCCACTGCTTGCGACCTGCAATGAACTGCCGCCACTGTGCAGACGAAGGATTTGTCACTTCGAGCGTTTCGCAGTCTGTCTGAATCTCGTTGCTCTTCGTGCCAGCGATGGCCGTGCCGTTGAGATACACCAGAATATTGTTACCTAATTGTGCCATATCGATTATAGATTTTTACCAGTTAGTATTGATCCGCGACCAGAGCGGCGAGCGTATCGGTCAGCCGATAGGAAGATGTCCTCGCCCACCACGCGGCCTACGACATTCACCGTCGAGCCATTGTTCTGGAGCTGGCTCGCCAACGTGCTTTGCTGCGCTCTCGAGAGCACTAACTCGCCTGCATTGACCATCGCATCAGGGCCACCGTAGATGTTATCACCACTATATGAGTTGCCCTTTACGATACCACCCTGAGCATAGCCTGTGGCCGAGTGGATGGCGGCAATCGTGCTGATCATCGTGGCTGTTCCGGCAGCTGCTGCTGCAATCCAATCCCAAGGTGTGAAGGTACCTTTGAGCGACGATGCAAACGTGAGTGCGATGGTGGCGATGGCCTGCGCTATCGTGCCCATCACCTTGGCCGCAGGGTCTTCTATCTGACTCATCGCAGCACCGACGGCACCGATGGCCGTACCCGCATTGCGCCAGTTTTCAGCCAAGTTACCCGAGTCCTTGTCGGCATCCTTGGCGGTCACGCCCTGCACCTTGTTGAGCTTCTGGAAGGCATCTACCAAGTCCTCGACCGAACTTGTTGAATCCTTCGCCCCTTCGGTGATGGCCTTCCATATCTCAGACGGCCCTTCGTCTTCTGCCTTAACTGCTGCAAGCGCGGCTTTGTTTGCATCAAATGCTATCGACGAGACATTGAACGCTTTTCTGCCGCTACCGCGACTGCCACCGTTCTTTTTCTTCGGAGCCGTGCCGCTGACGGTGATTTCAGGAATGCTGGCGATGGCGTTCTTGCGGATCAGTCGGCCGTTGTCGTCAACGGTGTCGGTGACATCGGTCATACCTCTCGTTACGATGTCTTCCTTTGACGGGCCATTCAAGAAGTTGGCCAGCGAGTTGAACATCTGAATTAGTGGCCTGATGGCGTTGTTCGCGAGGTCGATAGCACCTATCTTCAGATCCGTCCAGAGTGTTGCGCCTGCACCAGTCAGTGAGTTCATCGTGTCACCCAGCTCCTTCATGGCGTTGTCAAGTCGTGCCTGTCCTTGCGCGGCACGGTCGGCAGCTGTCTCGACGTAACCGCCTGCGGCCTCCATACGCTCCTGGATGATTTCTGCCACAGCGGTGGTCATGTCGCCCGTCTCCTTCATTCGGTTCTTGATTTCCTCGGCAGAGAGTCCGAGGTTGTCGAGAATGGGGAGCGACTTACGGCCAAGACCCGTCACGATGGAGTCAACGAGGTAGTTCACATCCTGACCAGTGTCCTTGGCTTGCTGCTGGGCGAAAGCGAGGAATGTGCCCATCTGTTCAAGCGAGAGGTTAAAGTTGTCAAACTTCACCGCTTGCTTCATCAGTTCAAGATCGTTGACCGTTCCATGTGTTGCCTCGCGCAAATTATCAAGAAGTCCTGGTTGGTTCAATCGCTCAAAGGCTTTCGATACACCTTCGGCCTCCTTCGACATCTCCATGCCTCTGCTTGCTGCATCAGCAAAACCACTGGCAACTGTGCCAATCACAGCAGCAAATGAGGCATACTGAGCGGCAGCAGCCACGATTGATTTTGTCGATTGATTCATTATGCCGCCCAGCGTCAGGTTGTCTTGTTTAAACCCGTCGAGCGTTTTCCTCGCTTTGGCAATGTTAGCATCATAATTGCTAACATCAGCCTTCATTCTTAATAATACATCACTTTTAGCCATTTGTCTGCTGCTTTACATATTCGTTAATTGCTTCTGCCACTTGATTGGCTGCGTCCTCCATGTGCCGCGGTGCAGTACGTCCGAACCAATCTGTTCTTCTTATACTGCCACGATTGCCGAAACGAGACATACGCTTGACTGTTCCAGACCCCAAAAATCTGAGTATATAATTTCTGTCAGTACCAAAATAATATTCTAAGCGATTGCGCTCATCGTCGATTCTTGGCCTACGATTACCGCCTCGCTGGTTGGGGTTCTGATCTATTTTGCGTTGTCTTATCAGCATATATTTTGCCCCAGCTTTACCCGCTTTTTTCTGAAGAATACTAACATTACCACCAAAACCCTCTTTATACACAAAGTATTTGACGGCTCTTGCGGCTTTTCGCGGGTCATCTTTCATGTAGTTTTTTGCGTCTTGTGAGAGTTTCTTTCGTACATCTTTTAGCAAATCCTTGATGTACTTTCTGAATATAGAAGCCATCTGCGGGTCGTTGGTCATAATGCGACCAAAGGCTTCAAGATTCTCCGTGAACCCTGAAAGCTCTACACTTGCGCTTCCCCTGCCTGTAGAATAACTACGAGTTGTTTTATTCTTCCAATAATCTGGATTGTTTGAATATGCTCCCATAAAAAAGCCCAATTAGCTGTTACACTAATCGGGCTTTTCGTTGATTGGGGTTTACTTTACAAATCTAATCAGTGTACCTCCACAGGTATTTTTTTGCAATAGTGGATTTCCTCTGACAGCATGAATGGATACAGCCAACGGTCACACCGTTATCAGCAGCAGCCTCATTCATGGAGTTGTATGTCCTGATATAATTCATATTAAGGTCATACTGGTTAACCCTTCTGCGCCTTGCGTTGCCTTTGATGCTGTGAGCCTTCCAATATTCCTTGGTTCGTGGTTCAAAACTCCATCGGTAGCCTTTCCACTTTCCTGTCTTGCTTTCGTACATGACGTGAACCATCGCACCCTGATATGTACCCAGTATCTTCTCTACGTCTGCACAGCATTTGTGTTTGGCTACGAAGTCACCGTCTAATGTATATTGATACACGGGTTTTCGCTTCCATGCCACAACGTCGCTGTAATTCAGATTATATTGATAGGTACACCATTCAAGATTCTCTGCACGATTGTCTGTCTTAATCTCGTTCTTATGATTCACAACAAGCCCAGGCTTAAACCCTGAAACGAAGTGCAAGGCTACAAGCCTATGCACCTCGTAGTGCGTATAGTTCCGACTGCCGTCACTCAGTGAAACACGAAAATAGCCTTTTCCTTTGTTCATTGATGGGTTTATCATTCTGCCTTTTAAAAAATGTGGATGTTCATGGTTAGTCCATCGATCAAGACTTCGCACCCTGCCCATGTTGCTCACCTGGTAGCGACCTTCAAAGCCTTTGATGTCTTTCCAAATCTCTTCCATAGTCGGTTACATTTGGGTGTCGTATTCAAAGAATATCTCACGCACAAGTTTGATGGCTGGGTCGTCGTAGTGCTTGTCGCCAATAGTCCACATCAGTTGCCGTGTACCTTCGATGAATCGTGACAGCTCTTCAAGAGTGCTGTGCATCGTCTTTGCTCCACATGGCAAGATCATGTTGTCGGTGTCGTTGGGGTCAAGTGTGCTGTTGTGGTCAATCAGTTGGAGGGCAAGCCCTGCGAATGTCTGCGCCACTACTCGCATATTGTCCTTCAACGACTCTTTCGTCACCACTCCGTAGATGGGGATAAGCGGCTCTAATGCACGGGCGACATCCTCGGCTTCACGCTTTACGAACTCTGTTAACAGCAGATGGGCAGCGTTGCGCTCCTTCATCTTCTTCTCAAATGCTTTGTTACTCATAACGTTTGATATTTGAACAAATAAAATAGCAGCACTACGCGCTGTTCAGGATTCAAACGGGGAATTCCTTGTGGTCGTTATCCGATACCACACGCGGTGCTGCTGTGCATATTAACCTATCTATATATCGGCCATAAAAATAGCCGCCTTGTTGGGCGACATCTTACGCCCGTTTGAAATTTGAACGGTGCAAAGATAAGCGATTCCACGCAAACTTGCAAGAAATCGGCTATATTTTTAAGATTATTAAACAAAAAAGGCGACCGCCGTCGCCCTGAAGTTAAGCAAATACTAAACTAAAACAAATCAAACTAAAACTATGATGATGAAAACTTACAAGTCTTAACGCTTCAGCAGATTGTCGATTACCTTCTTGCGGTTCTTCCCGAAGTCGGGGAACACAAAACTGACATGAACCCAATAGGTACCGCTTGCGGAATGCTCCCAGATGAGTTGGTCGAATGGCAGATGGTTCTTGATGTAGTCGAAGACCTTGCGCCCGAATTTGAGGTCTCCATCGATGTCGATATCTGCTGCCTGACCTTTCATGTGCTGCGAGTTATAGACACCACCGACGGCAGCGTTCAACCGCTGGCACCTGAACCCGCTGCTGATCTTGATAGGTCTTTCCATCGCCACGCGGAGCGGTTCAAGCACATAGGCGCATAGATACACAAGATTTATAATCTGTTGAATGCTCGGTTTATTGTCGATGCCTCTCGCTTTAGCGGTTTCGCTTGCATACATCTCTTCTATCGTGAAGTGCATTGTGACAGGGATATTCATAACTAAAAATCGTTTTCTGGTTCAATGTCATGGGGCTGTTGATCTTCCGGTCGGATGGTCTTTTCAATTTCCCCGGCTTGAGATATTGTTACGGGGACGCGAATGGCACATCCCTCGCGTCCACACAGGAAAGGGCGCATACAATCGACGATGCGACCGTTGCGGGCGACATCTCTTCGTAACATTCTGACCTGTTCTTCAAGTTCGTCTTGACGTTTACTGAGATTGTCCCGATCGTGGCGAAGATTTCGTCGGTCATCCTTCAGCTCTCTGATGTAGGCTTTCTGTTCGTCACGATCAGATTTCACGTCTGAAATAAGTTGCTGATACACATCCTGCAACTCTTTGGCTGCATCGACCTCGGCTGTCTTTGCTTCGGCCTTTGCTTTGCGCCTCTGCCACCGCCAGGTGAAGAATGCGCCACCGCCACCGCCAAGTAATAGCGATAGCAGTGCAATGATTGTGTCTATTGATATTTCCATTTGAATGAATTTAATTAACTACAATCCCTTACAAATGGCTGTGGGGGTTTACGCAGATGCGTAGGTACACGAAAAAACCCCGATGGCGATTGTTATAGTGACGGGCCATCGGGGAACACCTTAATAACTTAAACTTACAATTTATGAATCTAAGAGATTTGTGCGACCCCTCGCTTGGGGTGGAATGAAGCCTCACGGCTTGATATAGCGCGACAAGAGAAATTTGGCTACGGCAAAAACCTGCGCACTTTGATAGCAGCGTAAACGATGACGGCTATCAAGGCAATGATACCAGTGATGATGAAAAACCAGTCGAGCTTAGAACGCTTGCGCTCGACATACTCCGTGACGGGGTAAGGCTGCGGGATGGTGTCGTGGCTGGCGATGTACACGGAGTCGTGATGCCAGCGGTCGCGGAACTTGGTGTGCCACTTCTCGACGAACATCGTGTCGCCCTTCTCACTGACGATGGTCGAGTCGTGGATAAAGACTGTTGCGCGCTCATATTTCGTCACCTTCAGTGTGTCGGTGCGCACGGTCTCGATAGGCACATACTTGGTGGTTGTGCAGCCGGTAAACAGCAGCAGCCCGAAGACTGCTACTGCGGCCGCCAATGCCAACAACAACACTGTGCGATACGATTCTGAGATAGTTCTAAACCCTTTCATACTTTCCGTTCATTTTGCGGTGCGGGGTTTACTGCTGTCACTCTTCCTTCTTCGCCACTCTCCCTGCTTCCAGCACTGGCAATCCTGCCTCGGTGGGGATGTAGATGATCTTGTTGTTCGTGTTCGCATTCTGCTGACGCACCCAGAGGTATTGGATGTATGCCGGAGTGATGCTGCCGTTCTCGATATGGATGGCCTCGGCTGCACCTTTGGCACGCTCGATTTCGGCCTGTGCGTTCAGTTTCTCTGCTTCGAGGTTTGCCTTGGCTTCTTCAATCTTGATTTTGCGGTTCTGCTCTGCTTTGGCAAACTCGGCCTTGCCTTCCATCTCCTGCCGCCAAACATTATACTTCGGTATGACGTACATACAACTGCCAACACCGCCAAGAATTAAAAACAACCCAGTAGCAATCAATACTACCCATGATTTTAAATTAATTTCGTACATAGTCTTCTAAATTAATGTAATTTTGAATTAAAATCCCCGATTCGTGAGATTTCTACAAATCGGGGCTTCTGAATGTGACTTTTTCTCGTTTAGAACTTTAGTCCATCAGCCGTTGGCTCAATCTTGTCGCCCGTCGAAGGGTCTTTGCTCGATGGGTACGGGTTCGTGTCGTTCAGACGCTTCAAATCCATACCCAGCCACATGACCGCCTCCTGGAGTTTAGTGATGGCTAAACTGCGCTCGCGGCTTGGCGGTAGGTTCTTCACTTCCTGGATTTTCTCGTCCAGTTCCTTTCTAAGTCTCTTGTTCTCGGTAATTTCTTGTAATCTTTCCATTTTACTAAAATTTAATGGGTTTATGATCATGGGGTCAGTCCCCGTGATCGCTTCGTGGTCTCGCATCATTAATTCTCACCTCTC